TAAAGGCTTTCAGCCGGTTTTCGTGTACCTCAAAAAGCGGGTGCCATTTAAAATTAATTTATACTTTTTGTAAATTAAGTGTTGCACATGTCGTTATACTATGTATAATAATAACCATTGATTAAACAACTAGGCAACCGTTGAGCGTTTTGGACCTTGGCGAAATCAGAATTGCCCTAGACTGTGACGTGACTTTATTTTTGTAATGGCGGCAGAGGCGTTTTCGCAGTGAAAATTTACACGGTGACAGATAACGAGGGATATAGAACCTACTATGCGTCTCGCCGCGCGGTTGACAAGCATCAAGCGCGAGTCAATCGCAACAACCGCGAGCTTGGTGAAGAAATCTATCTTGAAATTGACGTTGATGAAATTGAAATTTCAAAAAAAGGCATTCTGCATTATTTGAACACGCGGCACTCCGCTTGCGGTTGATCTATTCATCGTCAAAGTGCGTCGAGCGTTACCACTTTGCCCCTGAATTGGTAGCGCCCCTCGCCCACGGTTTTCACGAATTCCGGCTCAAGCAGCCTGCCCTCATAAAACGTTAGCACAACAAATCCGCTGACCCAGAGGGTATATGTTGAAAGAGTTAGAAACACGCCTTGAGGGAAACAGACACGCGCTCTGCGCGCTCTTGGGAATCCATGAGCAAAGTTACTACAAATACCGCCAGGGCCGCGATATACCCGCCTACGTTGAGCATTCGGCCTGGGCGCATATGCAACTGTCGAACGCAGCGCTAAAACGGCGCCTGGCAAAATTGGGCGATTGATTGGGCGGCACCCCAGAATGACCAGGGTTGCGCCCAAACGCGCTTATTTTTACCATGAATCAATAACTTAAATGGGCGATAAATGGGCGATTATAAATTTACGCTGGCGTATGCAGTGTCGATCCGGCGGAATCTACCCAGACATCCCCCGCAGCGCCCCCGGCAGCCCATACCGGCCTGGTGGTGGTGGTGTTAAAAACCATTTTGCCTTCGTATTTCGCGGTGGTGTTTACCGAATGCGAATTGTCTACTAACTGCGTTGTTGTCGCGGATGTTGCCAGCGAAAACCGACGCTCCGCATAATCATAGCCATAATATTGGCCTGCGGTGTAGCGCATCTCGCCGCCGTTTCCTAATGCGTCACCGTTGTTACCAAGCCTGAATCGGTAATGTTGTTTGACACCGTTATCACCAGTAAAAACATCGCCAGAAAATGCTGCAAAGCTGGTGATGGTGTTCATCGCAGAATTAATCGGTATTGCGATACTCGCGTCTCGGATCGTCCAGTCACTAGCTGTACGAAAAATCCCGTTTGATGGAGCCGATGCCATGTTGTCTATGCGGAGCTTGAGCGCGTCGAACCGGCCGGAACCGCCGCCCGTAATTCTAAAAACATCCCCGTGAATTACCTGATTGGAATTCAGGATCGAAATGTCATAGCCCTGGGCCACGAATGTGCCTGTCGTTCTTCGGAAATCGAAAACCGTGTTTACGTCAGCTTCAGCATGAAAGCTCAACTTCAAGCCGCGAGATACTGCGTTTTCTTCATCGATGACAAACGCTGGCGCGCCATAGGTCAGTACATACCCGGCATCGCATTCCATTCGATGGGTGCCGGAAAGCAGGATCGCTCCACCAGTTTGGTTAAACACCCGCCCAGATGTAAACGCCCCGTATGCAGTAGAATCTGTGCCGCTCAACTCAAACGTGTCGCCAGACGCATTTGCAATGGTGTACGTGTTACCGTTAAGTTCAGTCATGCCTGCAACATCATGGAAGAACACCGTCTGACCATTCGTTAGGCCGGATGATGAAAACCCTGTCGCAGTAACTACGGCTGGATTCGCTTGAGTAATTGCAGTTGCAGTCAGCACAACGTCTGCATCCCGCTGAACCCGCAACTGGCCCTCGTTGTGCAAGACGTTTGAATGCGCGCCTGTCGCCGCAGTGGGCAGCGTTGCGTAGTCTGAGGTCAGACCAGAAACATACGTGTCCAGGGTCTGCGCATGGCCCACATTGATGTAGCCATAAGCGGTTAAACTTCGTGACTTGTTCTGAAAAAAGCATCCGTCATTGCTGGAAACCTCAGACGCGAAATTGACCACCGCGCCTTTAGTGTAATACCCCCGCGCCGTTACCTTTATGAAATTGGCGTTGGCGCAGGCAGGATAGCCGCCACTAATCAACGCCCGGCCAATGTAAATGCCAACCGCCGGGGTTGAGGTTGCATCGCCCCAGACATCAAAGTTAAGCAGCTTAGGCGCGTTGGTACCCGCCATGTCGAGCGCTATCTTGCCTGTGGCGGTAGACGTTATGCCCCCGTTTTGAAGCGTAAAACCGGGATTACGAATCATGGTCGCGTCAATGCTTGATGAGCAAAGCCAGTTCTTCCCGCCGAAATCTATCTGCGTTGGGAAGGCGTTAAGCGTACTGTCATAGGCTGCGCGGTAAGCATCAATCGCAGCCTGCACAGTTGCCGAATTGTCAGACGTTGCGCTATAGGTGCCATAATCATCGACATGAACAACGCGAACGGATATCGGATCTTCCACCGTCCCCCAAACAGGGTCGCGTGTGCGAATCTCAGCAGCGCCGGACGTTTCCTCTTTAATCGCGTACCGCTCGCCATCAGCAGCGTAAATGGCCCCGCCAAACCGACCAGCATTATCTAGCGTGTACGGATTTGCTAAAGGCGTGGTCAACGCAGAATCACTGTAAACCGTCTTGAGCGTTGTTGTGCCAGTGTCGTAAAACGTAACTATCCCGCCTGCATTTACGGCGTCAGCGGCGTCTCTCGACACAAAATCGAAGTCGATAAGGATTGCCAAAAAAAGCTCCTTGGGATGCGTTTGAAAAGAATAAAAAGGGATTAGCGCCTGCTGGCTTACACCGTGCCGTCGTGCAGCACCCTGTATGTTGTTCCGCCCACCGTCAGTTCAACATATTGGTTCCCGGCACCGGCACTGCCTGTACCACCCGAAACAGCGGTGTAATGATCGACCATGCCGGTGCCGCCGGTCCCTTGAATCGGCGTAGTGCAGCTATCAATCTTTAAACTGTTTCCAATCGTCACATCCTGCACATTGCTATCGATGAAAATGCCCCGAGATGCAGTCGCAGCCGGACTCTGAATGCTGATCCCATTTACAACACCGTCAGCGAGCAGGCCGGCAGCAGACGAGTTCAGATACAGCCCATTGTCCGATGAGCTGGACGCGAGCCGTCCGGTCAGGTCTGAGCAGACAAAGTTGATGCAATCACGTAATCGGAAACAATCACCCGCCGGATCGATTGCCTGGTTGCTGGTGAACACAAGCCCTTCAACCTCATCGACCCGTATCGCCGCGCTGGTGCTTTGACAATCTTTGCTCTTGTTACCAGAAACCCGAACGTTCGTGAGTCGCGTACTGTCGGCAGAATTACCAACATAAATCGCCATCTCTCCGGCCCCCTGGTCCTCATTGCCTGATATTTCAAGCATCTCATAACCAGCAGTAGTGCCTCGCCCACCTTTCAAAACGAGTATGCCCTCGTTGTTACAGTTCACTGTTTTGTTGCCGCGCGCAATCATGCGGCCTTCGTAATCTGACTCGTTGTGTAATGAAATACCGTTCGATGAACTGTCATAGACTTGGCAATCAATCACCGATCCAGATCGACATTCCACATTGAAACCTTGTGACGCGCTGTTGAAGGTCTTACAACGCAGAAAAACGATATCCTCGGCTGCAGTATGCGTATCAAACGCATCGCCTGTATTGATCGTGTTGAACGAAATCGAATCTTCTATTTGAACGCGGCGCACAACGCCCTTATTTGACGTTGAATTATTTGTGGTAAACGCATGCCTAGCATCGCGCTGGCGCAAGCCCCTGACGATGCCATCCTGCGTTGCTCCCATCGCAGATAAGCCGTAACCGTTGCCGGTATTTTGAGCATCTCTGGCTTCCGCTCGCGTAGAAACGAAGCCGGCGCAATCTTCGTATCGAACCCCAACAAAATTGCAATGCTCGTAAACCATGTCCTCATCGCGCGGGTTTACGCACAACTTGAACAGCAGTCCGATATGGGTTGCATCGGTAGACACGCGGGTCGGACCCAAAATGCGGCCATTCTTAACGCAGACATTATCAACCATTGTGAGCGGCGCTATCGTCGCACTGTTGGCCGTGGTGTATGCCGCAATCGTCGCGCTCACCAGATTGATGGTGCCTGACGCGGTACTTTCCACCTGAACCAACTCACCTTCCTTGATGCTGGTTGAGCTTGCATCAAACAGATTATCACTACCCAGCCGCGCCCATTGCCCAGCGGTAAATGCGCTTTCATCCCCCGCCGCCACCGTTATGCTTGTTGCGCCAACCGCGACGTTTCCAGTCGCTGAAACTTCAGCGCCCTCGCTGCCTGACGCACTCAAAAAATTATAGGCGGTAGACAGAGACATGTTCGAAAAGTCGAGCGTGCTGCCGTTTAAATCAAGCTCGACATCGCTACCAAACGTCAGCACTGAGTCGCACCGATGCGTTACGTTTTTTCCCGCAAATATTTTGCCGCCATAGTTAAGCGCGGCCTGAATCGCAGTCGCGTCATCAGTAAGCCCATCGCCAACGGCCCCGAAGTCTGCAAACGTGACACGTTCATCTAACTTCGATTGCACGGTTCGACTAACCGCGCCAGTGTGCGATGGAGTATAGGAAGTAGCCGCAGGTGCATCAGTTATCGGATCTTCAACAACGCCCCAAACCGGATCGCGTGTGCGTATGCTCGCCGCTCCCGATGTCCTTTCTAGAATCGCGTAACGCTCGCCATTCGGCGCATAAACCGGACCCGAAAACCGCCCCGCGTTGTCAAGCGTAAATGGATTGGCAAGCGGCGTGGTAAGCGCAGCATCGCTATACACCGTCTTTGGCGTAGCGGTGCCGGTATCGTAAAACGCCACACTGCCGCCCGCATTGATGGCGCCAGACGCGGTGTAAGATACAAAATCGAAGTCAATAAGAATTGCCAACGCAATCTCCTATGGTCGGGATTTCGACCCTGTGCGGGTCTTTAAAAGCTTCAAGAAAACAAATAAGGTAAGCCGATGACTTTTGTTGTTCTTGTAATCTGGTGTGCGATCTGGGGTTTTGTGCGGGGCAGGCGCAAATCTCGCCCAGTGATTGGCATGCTCACCGGGGCAGGACTAGCACTAGTTATGGTTGGGATGATTCAGCTAGTAGTCCCTTTAGCGCCTCAATAAGCTTTTCTTCATTTCGAAACTTGCCCCTGACTGCCTTCACACCCTCATCAATTGCCGCATCTTTTACGCCTTCCCAGCCGCGTCTACCGACATTATCCAATGCTTTTTCAATATCACCCTGGAACGTGTTTTTAAACGATTGCGGAAACAATCGATTTAACTCGGTAAAAAAGGTCACCTGGGAGATTAGATCGCCATCAAATTTCGGACCGGGCGCCGGGGGCGGCAACTTTTCGTTAGGTGGCTCCAATGCCCGTGTGTCGGTGTATTTGTTTGCCACTTCCACAAGTTCGTCTAGCGCACCCAGTTGTTCGTTGCCGGATGCGTAGTTAGAAAGAAGTTTGCGAGACTCAATGCCAAGCGCTCGGTCTACGTTTGGCCCATCAAAGTCTATTTTTTTAGATACGCTGGACTCCAGCCCATCAAGCACACTCCTTGTTTCTGCAAAGATCGAATTAACCTTGTTGTATTCATCAAAGGTAGAATCAAGGGCATTGTCGAGGTCCGCCCTTAATTTTCTTAACGCGACCTCTAAGCGACCACCCAAACCTTCCGTTGTCTTCCCGTACTTTATAGATTCGTCGAGAAACCGCTTTAGCTGATGAACCTTGTATGCATCAACATTATCAACATCTGCCATTCGACTGATTACTTTTTTGGTAATCAACTCAAGCCCACGCAAGCCTTGGATGTCTGAATTCCGAAACGACACCTTGCTTCCATCGAATTTGATGCCCATCTTATCTAACGAAGACAGGAAGCCGTCTACAGCAGGACGGTAATCAACTGACTTGCCTTTTAATCCTTCAGCAACACGATTAACGGCTTTACCACTTTTTTTGTTCACCTCGGCCACATGCTTATACAGGCCGGCTATTTGATCGCCAACAACGCGGGATGGTGGGTTTAATGCAGCAAACCTTCTGTTTTTTAGCCCTCGCTCCACCATGCCAATCATCCGCCGCATGTTTGCTTTGTCTGCTTTTGATGCAGTGCGAATCATGCCAATCACGCCATCATCCACGCCTTGATTTTGGGCTGAACGCTCTGGTTTGTCTCTGGCGATTCGTCCATCTTCAATGCGCTTGCCAACGGTCTGAGTCTCACCGGCTTCAATGGCCCTTATATCTTCAGGGGTAGCTTTTCTACGTCTTGCAGCCTTAGACATATCATTGAGCGAAGGAATATCAGCGCGAGCTAAAGCGCGCCCACCGCCTAAACCCAAAGCAGATCCAGCTAGAGTAGGGATAGTTTGCGCCCCCGCCGCCAATGCCGGGGAGCCTGTCACGTTATATACGGCATCGCCCAAACCCTTTTCGACGTACTCAAGCGCTTCGCCTATCGGCTGCAACGCGCCTGCAACATTTTGAACGTAACGTTGCCCGGTTTGTGTGCGTGGCTGATATGTCAGCCCCTGGCGAACTGAATCGATTATTTGAGCATCGTCCTGGGGTTGATTTAGCGCGGCATTCGCTACCCTACCCCCAATCCCCACCAATCCGGCGACAGGTTCCGATATCATCGAAGATCCAACAGTCATGGCTGTTTCTGCTGCGCCTTGGAAGGGAGTCCCGACAGGCCCAAGCCGCGCCATCAGTTCCTCATCGCTTAACGCAGAAGCGGGAGATAGAGACAGTGCGGCCATCAGTTCTTCATCGCTCATGGACTCAGCCATTACTAAATTAACCCCCTGCGTCTAGCTTCGTCCTCTAATTCTTCTCTCGAAATATCTTTGCCACTTGGCTGTGGTTTCTCACCGGTTGCGCTGCTATCGACAGCATAAGATTTTCCAACTTCCTTCATAAGCTTCAAATAAGCACCAACAGTATTACCTGGCGTACCAAGGTAGATCGCCGCACGTTGCAATTCCACCGCCAGTTTCTGTTGAGCATCCATTTTTCTTGACAACCAATCACGCAACCCTGCCTCGTCTAGTCCAGTGGGCAAAGCGGTCTTTAAGGCCAACTCTAATTCACCCTCAGACAAGGCGCCGAACGTTACTTGCTCAATTACGTTTAATCCGAGCCGCTGCTGAACGTTTTCAAGCTCAAGCGTTGCGTTTTTAACGCTGGGCAGAAGGTTCGATATTCTGCCTGTAGACGCCCCTTCATCTAACAGTCTTATAGCCTCGCCATAATTACTGATGTTTGATTGAACAGTTTTTAGCGACTCTAATGCCTCTTTCGATGTTTCAACAGCTTGATTGGCAAGCGGCCCCGCTGACGCGGTTGCTATCTTGTTACCCAACACCTCCTCAAGTGAAACGATATTGCCATCAATCTTCAGAGACCCACCTTCCCCCGTTCTTGGGTCATAAATATGAGGAACACCGCCAACATCGAAAATTTGAGGACCGCCGGTCACAGGTCTAGCTTGCAAGCCTAATGCGACTGCTGCTGATTCACTCACTTGAGGATCGTCAGAACTTAAATCACCAAGCAAACCTTCACGTTCTATAAGATTAGCGGGCTTGTTCTGGCGAAGCGCAGTGCCAAAAAGCTCAGGCGACAAACCTCTAATGAAGGTTTTTGCTTCTTCCGCCATAGGGCGGTCCGGCGGAGATATCGCAGACATATATTTGATTGCCTCCTCTGCGTTTGGCGTACCTGCAATAATTTCCTGCGTGAGCTGAACCATAAACTGCTGGTCGGTCATTTTTGCGTTCGCCGCAGCCTGGCCGATCTGCTGCTGGGTAAGACGGTTTCTTGTCTGGTTTTGCTCATAGACGCGCTGATTCTGTAGCTCCTGCATATCCAGGCGCCGCTGGTCCTGCGTCAAACGCTGCTGGCCTTGCCGCATTTTGTCGCCAAAAGCGATGCCCTTTAACGGGGTAAAACCTTGATATGGTGTAATTTGCACTGCCATTAGTTATTTCCTCCCCGAAAAAACGGACTGCCAGGGTAAGTGTTAATAGTTCCGCCTCCGCCTGATCCGCTGCCGACCGGATTGCCGCCTAGACCGCCCATGTAATTTCTATACATCGCGTAATCCGCAAACCCACCAGCCAAGTTACCAATTGTGTTACCGGCGTTTTGGTACGCTGATCCCCGGGCATTCGCAGCACCCATCGCCAGGTTGCCCAGGTTGGTGCTGGTGGTCGTGGCAGCGCCGCCGATCTGAGCCGCTGCGCGTGGGCCGAACCCTGCAAGCTCAAACAAAGGATTCAACACGAAGTTCTGAACACCCGCCCCTGCTAAATCCTGATTGAATCTAGACAAGTCTCTCAACGTGCCACCGGACTGATTTAAGCCCCTGGCAGCAGCGCCTCTGGCAATTGCCTGTTCGCCCTGCTCGCGGTTAAACCGAATAAGCGGGTTGTTGGCGACTAAATCGTTAAGGTTTAAGCCGGCGCCAGGCGCTCCGCCAGCAGCCGCGTCAGGCTCAGGAGCTTGTTGAAAGGGACCGATTTCGATGGGATTTGCTCGCGGGCCGCGATGGTCAAAAAACTGACCGTCACGATAATCCAACATGCCGCCGGTTGACGTTCTAATAAAGCGCCGAGAATTGCCGCCTGGCCCCTTGAAGCGCATGTTACCTTCCGACGCTTGGCCTAGATAGGTAACGCCCCCATCAACGCTTGCGTCTCGTCCAGTTGGCGCGTAGATACCGCCGCTTTCATCGGTAAATACCGGCCTGCCTTGCCAGGTCGCACCTGGGATAGCCGCTAGACCGTCTAGCCCCCTGTTGTTACTGATATCCCCTCGCCCCTGGCCGCTACCGCCGCCAAGATTATCGAAGTCAATCGGTGTCGGTGGGGCAATGCCGTACAGCGATGCGAGAATGCCCAGCGCGCCTGTGCCTACTTCCAACTGCGGCCGCGACAACGCTACATTTGTGCGCAGAGCTTCCCGCTGTACTGCTGCCGCCTGATCTGATCCTGCCTCAATCGCGTCTGCGTTTTTTCTTGCGCCGTAAATCGACGCACCCGCTCCAGCGATGGATGAAGCTATAGCAACCGTAACCCAACTCATCGAGATTCCCCTAGCGCTTCGCGCTCAGTAAAGGTTAGTTCATCGTAATTTTTCACGATCAGTTCATCCTCCAGTTCTGCGAGGTCTTGTGATTTTGCTGGGTGAAACGTCATCCAGATTGAGTCCTTCAGCGCCATGATTAGTCGCTTAGTGCCGGGCGGCGAAACGTAAGTAAACGGCGCCACCAGTATCTTGTTCATTTCTGGTTGCTCAGGATTCGCAACAACCACCTGGCCCATCGTGATCACGTTGATGCTTTCACACTTGTGGATCTTTCCGACTAGTACAGTGCCTTCCGGCATATACATCTCACGCCCGTAAACCCCGTTCGCAAAGTGATGCGCAATCGGGATAAGCGGCGGCGGATCATTCACCCCCTTCAGGGTTGTTTCTACGTCCGAGAGTTCTTCCCGCGTCATCGCCGGTAGTGTTACATCCATAAATTAATATCCAATTTCGCCTTCGACAGAGGAGTCGATTGCGGACCAGTAAATGGAGCCGGTAGCCCTGTATGTTGATGAATCCGCCAGTGTTACCGTCACTGTCGCCTTGACGTTGGTGCTATTGTTGCCGGTCAGCGTATAGCCCGTGGTCAATCCAGAATTGGAGACACTGGTAACCGCGATGTTGCCGCTGGAGCTTGTAAGGGAACCCCGCAGTACCCGTTGCGCTATCTGCGCATCGTTTTTATCGTAAAACGTCACAGTGATGTCATGCGAAGGATCACCCGAATAATACGCACCGGAGCCAAACCAGATTTGTGGCCCGTTATCATCGTGATAGGTACTCGACCCCGCAGCATTGTCAGCAGCGGTCTGAGCCGTAGCCGCATCCGCTGCCGCAGAACTCGCTGAAGTTTGTGCAGTATCTGCAGCGGCCTGCGCCGTATCTGCAGCCGTCTGCGCAGTATCGGCGGCGGTCTGAGCCGTAGCAGATACATCATTCGATTGGACGATCACATCGTAAAACAGCTTCTTAAAGTCACTGTCTAACTGCCCGGTCTTCGTGATGACAGGACCACGCCACCCGACAATACGCTGCGCAAGCTGGCTTAGACTAAGTGGCACTGATGTCCACCAGCGCATATTTCGCGTTGTCGGTCATCGTGATCTTAATCACCCGCTGACCGTCATAGAAGCCGCCCAGGGCGTTCCATTTCACTTCGGTAGTGTACTGCCCCTGGACGCCAACAGACGCCTCTCCGACCCTCTCAAACGTCTTACCGGCGTCATCGGATATTTCCAAAAACACCTTCTGTTCATTGACCGGATCTGAGTTTTCGCCTGTTTCGAACAGTGCGGTGAGCGATTCCATCTTTGTGAACTTCTCGACACGAAATGGGCCGATGGTTCTGATGCGGTCTAGCTCATCGCCGTTGTGTTGGTACTTACTGTCGTCCAGATAGTAGAGTTTGTCGCCACCTACATAGTCACGGCCATAGCAGTGTGCGTGGTAGTGGTACGCACAATCGTCTTGGCCGTGCGCCTTACGTCGATGCCATAGCTGCGTGGCAGCGTCATAGACAACGGTAAGTTCTCCAGGGAAGTTCAGTTGGTAGAAAGCATGGCCCCCGGCGTTGTACGCAAAACCGATGGGATCTACTGTGGTGTTTTGGATCAGATGCTCTATGCCGTGGTTCGATGTGCGCATCGGGCGGTATTCATCTGCACGATAAACTACCCCATCCTCGCCCAGCCAGAAAACAGTGTTGTCGAGCTTGGCCGGGGAATGAACGCCAGTACAGCCGCGCTCAACGAACGTCTGCCGCTGAAATGGGTTGTTAGCATCGCCAGAGTTAAACCAGACCTCGGTGGAGTTCTCACCAAAAAGCCATAGCTCGCGGTGATCCACAATCATGCTTACCAACGCATCCGGGGCGCCTTCAGCCGTGGCAAAATCGATACCGGAAATGGTTTCAAAGTCATCGATTGAGGTAAACCAGAACCTGCCAGAATCCTTTTCCAGCAACATCCCATACCCGTCGAGAAACCCGCAGGTAGAGGCATCGGGAAAATCGGTATCGGTAATCGCAGCAAACGTGCCGGTTGCCTTCTGAACCGTAAACCCGTTACCGCCCGACACACACAACAACTCTGCAATGTTATGAGTCATATCCGCCGGCAAGCCATCGTTACCCACGCTGCCCAACTCTACCGCCGCACCGCCGGACGTTACACTGTAGAGCTTTGATCCCGCGACAACGTACAGTACACCCCAGGCATTGTGCATGCCGCGAATGTTGGTCAGGCTTCCCACCTGAACCGTGCCAGGTACGCCCACAAACGCTAATTCATTCGCAGCACCGCGCCCAAATTCGGGCATAACGTTGATGGCTTGGTTAGAGGATACGAGTTTAGATGACGCCTCATATTCGGCGCTGGTAAAGCCTGGAAGCCTCATTCAGAGTCCACGCGCACAGAATCAATATGCCGAACGCCTAAAGCGTCATCGTAGGATAGCTCTGTATCCCACGGCATCAGCTTGTTTAATTCATCGATTGCTTCTCGCACCTG